AAAAAGAGTCCCGGTGGGGATATAACATTCCCAGCTTCAATATTTACTGGAGCACTCGCCACTTTTGGCTTGTCCACTGGCAATGGTAAAAAAGAAACAAAAGAAAAACCAAAGACATGACTAAATGGATAATACTCTTAAGCCTGTTGTCACCCGCAGTAGCAAGAGCAAACACTGTCACGCCCCAGTTTACAACAGGGTCGATGCAGTCAACGACAACTACAACCCAAACTATAACAGAAGAGATAGTACACGATGTCAAGGGTGCGGCAGTAGAAACCTACACCGGTACAAACATTACAGTCGGTGGAACTGGCGGCATTGGTTCAGACAGTGCAACCTACACACCAACAACCAACGCAACAAGTTGGGATCTATCAATAACAACGAGAGAAGCAGGGACAATAGAAACAATAACAATAGACAGAACTATAGAAACAGATTCTACTACAAACTCTTACTCTATCTTTGCACAATAAGTACACCTGTATTTGCTGAAGATACAAATGTCAGCAATCCTGTAGCTGCTGCTACTGGTAACGTAACTAACCAAGCTGTACAGTTTCAGAACAATGGTGCGTCATCACGTCAAATATACGGTCCAAACATACAATGTAATGGATCTACTATGACGTTTAGCCCTTTTTATATGGGTAATCACAGCAAACCATTAGATGAGTTTATGCAACCTACTAGCTACACCCTAGCAGAGAACTGGGGATTCCAGATTAACTTTATGGTTCCCCTAGATAAGTCAGGATATAAGCAGTGTAAAGAAATGGCTAAGAGATATGAGGAGAAAATGAAGCTTGAGTTTGAAATTACTCGAGCACATAAATGTGCGGACTTAATGAAAAAAGGTTTTATGTATAGACCTAACACACCTAATGCAAAGATGTGTCAGGACATAGTACCTATAGTCAAAGTCAAGCCACCTAAAAAAGAAAAGAAATTTGGATTATTTTAAATGAGTACACTATCAAGAATTATCGCACAGCGAGAAGCTGACGCTAAAGCTAAAGTAGCGGCTGCTAAAAAGAAAGCACCAAAAGCCAAGAAAGAGGAGGCTAAGTAATGTTTGCATTAATTAAACCATTAGTTCTAACAGGACTAAAAAGCGACAAGTTTAAGAAGTTTGTAGTTGAGCTACTAGAAAAGTTAGTAGAGTCTACAGATAACGAACTTGACGACAGAGCACTACAAATCGTTAAGAAAGGACTAGACATCGAATGAGCGAAACCACAAGGGTAATACCTAAGAAAGCAGCAGAAGAAAGTTTTAATGAACTGCACTACCTTGTCACCCAAGAATTTTTACGTTTAATAAAATGCGGCGAAGCAAAGACAGCAGATCTGAAAGCTGCATGTGATTGGCTAAAAACTAACGACATTACAGGTGTTGCCCTTGAGGGTAGTCCCTTAGATAGGTTAGCGTCAGTCATACCAAAAGTAGATCCATCTTTAGTTAAATCTAGATTATATGGCAAGAACAGGACCTAAACTAAGCCCTAACCCCGGTAAAACTGCAAGATTTTACAGGAAGAACAAGAGGTCACGACTCAAACATAGGCGAGATCAGAAAGCTATCAATAGCACACCTGAGAAAAAAGCGTACAGACGTGACCTAATGAAGATACGTAGAGAACGTAAACCCGGACCACAGACAGATATGTCACATAAAGGTGGAAAGATCGTTCCAGAATCACGTAAAAGAAACCGAGGTAGAGGCGGAGCGAGCAGAACTTAATGACACCATTACTACCAAACCCTGATTACTATTTACACAATTTAATAACGATGACAAGTTCAGAATCTAAACGGCTCTGGAGAAGAGCTATCAAAGAGCACTTCGATTGTCAATGCGTTTATTGCGGAGAATTTCATGAATTACACAACCTTACAATCGACCATGTACGACCCAAATGCAAGGGAGGTACGGATACAACGACGAATGTTGTACCCTCGTGTCGACGATGCAATCAGGACAAAGGTAGTAGAGAATGGCGAGACTGGATGAGGTCGACATTCGGTAAAACAGACAGAGAACAAACTATTTTATCACACATACAATGAATGATGATAAATACGAAAGTATTGTAGACGAAGCTTTTAGTTATGAATTAAAAAAGACTGAACCTCCTACATTAATGCAGTATATACGCAGCCTTCGTAATAATGAATTTAGAAAAGATGAGCTTAATAGAATTTTTAGTAAGGGACCAATCATCAGAGATCCAGAAACAAATGAAGCTTATACAAATCCTTTAAAAGTATTAGGTGATACATTTGATTATGTTAACGATCAAGTTTCATTAAAAAAACTGTCACCTATGTTAAAATTCTTACCAGAAGATAATACACCTAGTGTACTAAAAGATGTTGCAGATTACTCTCTTAAAGACTTTCAGTACGATGTCACAGGAGCTGTAGAAGAAAAGGTAAGTGGTATGACAGATAGTCAGTTTCTCGGAGGTCTTGCAGCATTTGGTACAGCATTAATGATACCAGATGCTACTGATGCTTTATTTCCCGGTGTAGCTGATACAGTAAAGTACTCTAAGAGAATAGATCCTAAACGACTTGACGAAATATTTAGTGGTATATTTGACGGTGGATCTCCGTTTACAAGAGCTGTTACACCAGAAGGAGTAGAAGTACCTAATACCTTCTTTAAGTCTGTATCTGAAGGAAGTAGTGGACGATTCGTGCCTCCTACGTCTAAACAGATTTATGATACTAAACAGAAGCTAATTACAAACAATATAGCTGACGGTAAAGGTAGATTTATTTGGGAACAGTTTTCTAAAAATAAAAAAGGCAGATCTAACTGGGGTAGGCTTATGTCTAAAGAAGTTCAGACAGTACCTTACAGTAAAGAAACTTGGTCAGCTATTAAGAAAGAGTTGCAGAATGACTTTTCTAGTATATACCCTGATTCTTTGTTAAAGAACATTAAAGTTCAAAATTCAAAAGGACAGTGGGTAGCATTACAGAAAAAGAATATTGAAGTTGAACATATCTTTACTTTACAACAGTCTATGCCTATGTTTGCAAATGTAGAGTGGGGTGGTGAAGTTTGGCAAGAAATTGCACAACAAGTTTTATCTAGACAGTTTTCGATGGGTGATACTCGTCAAAATTTAATCGCAGTACCACAACATATACATCGTATCAAAACTCAGTTTTTTAACAAGTTTGCTGGTATAGATGGAACTAAATTCTGGACTAAAGATGTTGTAGAACGAATTAAAGTAGATGAAGTCTTTAGAAAACAAAAAATTGATGAATGGCTAGATAAGGTAGAAGAAGGTAAAAAAATTATTGATGATGGACTAACTATCTGGGAAACTCTTTACAAAGGTAAAGAAATACCAAATATGCCAGAAGAGTTAGTTGAAAAACTAAGTCAAATTAATCTCGATGAAGTTGACATCAAAAAAGTAATACCACAGATATTTGCAGAGTTTGAAGCTGAAGGGTTTACTAATACAGCTCTGAAGAAAGCTGATTTAGCTACAGAGAAAATAGAAAACATAAAGCTAAACAAAAGAAAGATTCTAAATGCTGAACATAACGAAATGGTTGAGTATTTTGAAGAAGCAACAAAACAATGGAATAAACAAAATGCTAAGTTTACTCCTTGGGATAGTGAGTCAGATGCCATTGAATATGCTACAGAAGCATTAAAGAGTCAGTTTGTAGACAAAAATGGTCAACTTAAATTCTTTAATAAGAATAATATGACATTAGAACAAGCAGCAAACATTTATGGTAACTTATTGTTCGAGACAAATAAAGCACGATGACAGATACAGAGATAATTGATAGTTTAAAAGGTGACTTTAAGCTCTTTCTACAAGCACTGTGGGAAGAGCTAAGTCTACCTAGTCCTACCCGGGCACAGTATGCTATAGCAGACTACTTACAAAACGGACCAAAGCGTTTGCAGATCCAAGCGTTCCGTGGTGTAGGTAAAAGCTGGATTACTGGTGCATTTGTGTTGTGGACACTATTTAATGACAACGAAAGAAAGATTATGATTATATCTGCTTCTAAGGAAAGGGCAGATAACATGTCTATCTTCTTACAAAAACTAATCATAGAGACACCATGGCTAAGTTACCTAAGACCAAAGAGCGACGACAGCAGATGGTCAAGAATTTCCTTCG